TATTCTCTTCGGGGTCAAGTGATGCGCAAACGTGGAATTTGGGAACAATCTGTAACAGACCCAACTCGCCCGCTACTCCCATCGCGTTTGGATTGCCATTTGATTCAACGGTCATTACGGCGGCAATTATATCGGGGGCGATGTCGTATTGCGCGGCGTAACGCTGAATTAAATCAGACCATTGGGCAATATTGGGCGGCCAATATGAAGAAATACCCGTTTTGCCCTGTACGGCGTCTGGAAACTCTGTGGTCGTTTCTTGTGTTGTTGTACCACTATCTACCGTAGCGTTGTTTCTGGGGGCAACGGGCGTCACGGGGACGGTGCTAAAGGGGCAAAACTGCCCACAAACCCATCCGTGCAGGCAAAGGCGTGAAAATCGCCCCATTCGACGAATGAACACGACCTTTTTACTATAAACTGTGCCAGCGGGTCGGGCGCAGACTCAATCGTCCACAATCCATAGACGACGACCACTAAAGCAAGCACGACTAGCACGATTACGATTGCAGTACTTAGTCTGAGTTTTTTGAACATGGTTTTTCCTTTCTAATCGAATTACGTGACACGACCTCTCGTTGGCCGTTGAGAAATTCTATCAGGCAAGAATTAAGTTTCCCGCGGGCTATAACACGACAAACTCGTTTATACATCGTTGCGCGTTTCGTGTTATTCTTCCAGCGGTAAATGTAATCAAATATCATCAGTTTTCCTTTCCTGGTATTGGGGGGGGTTTGCAACGCAGTCATTTCAAGCGCAAGGGAGGCCACGTTGATTTCTTTTTCCATGCGATCCATTTCTTCGAGTGGTAAATCCGCACACGCCTGGAATAAATTTTCCAGAGCTTGAAATAGTTGTACATTCATTTTATTATCTCCTTTCTTTCACCGATAACTTATCAGTCAGCATTTTTGTTGCCTCGCCAATTTGTTTCTGGACATACTCCGTGATCGCCGGCAACTCGGCGGCATCGTCTTTCCAGGTATCCAATAGGTCTGCATATATCCGCAGGAAATGGGCACGATTCGCCATCTGGTTCTCGAAGAAATCCGCACCAATGGCAACATATCCACCTATGCAATGCACGGCCTTCCGTACTAGCGGATGGTCCAGGATGGGCGTGTGTCCTCCGCCTGCCATGTTCCCGCCCGGCATCCGCTCAAATGAACCGATGATCTCGCCCCATGCCTCACCCGCGCTCGGAACGCCGTCAATTTTAGAACGCAGACTTGAGACCGCGCCGCGGATCTCCCCGGCGGATGGCGCAAAGGCGCGCCCCGACTCGGCGCAACAAGAGCGGACGGCGGCCTGGAGTGTTTCGGCGGTAAGATCACCCAACAAGTCCATTAAGACATCGGCAGTACACGGTTTGTCGGTAATGTTGGGATTGTAATTCGGGAACGCCAGTTTCATGTAAGCGATCACGTTTAGAATATCGTCAATTGTTGCCATCTGCATACTCCAGTTTCTTTTTCTTGAGTTGGTCAAAAAATTGCTCGTTGTTCCCCTTGCCTTTGCTCGGCTCAGTTTTCATAGCCATGACGTGTATCCAGTTCGTCTTGATCTGCATCGGATCTTTGGCAATCTGATGTGTCTTTGGTGTCGAGAACGGGTCGAGTCGACAATTCGCCGCGAACGTCTCAATCGTTTCGGCGCACCGTTCGCTCTCCTTCTCAATCAGGAAACGGGCAATGGTATCCCACTCTGGTCTTCCATTCGGCGTGATGCCGAGGGCCTCCTCGAGCCGATCGAGCATGGACTGCTCCGCCTGTTCCCGTTCCTGGTGCAGGGCGGATATTCGTGCCCAGTCGCTTACCGTGTCGCCTGTTGGCGCGGGGAGGTTGGGGGCGACGCGCAACCTATCGAAAAGATCAATGAGTTCGTCAAGCAATGCTTCATGGTCAACTATCTGGTACTTCTTTAACACGTTCTGGATTGCTTCTCGTTTATCCATCGCTCCTCGCTTTCAGAATAAACCGCCTACATCAATGCGGTCTTTCGGGTCTAGTGGATAGGTCTCTCTGCCCCAGCGCCTTATAAGTTCGCGCCTCCATCCTTTTGGAGGAGATATTTCTTCGGGAAGCCAGGGTACACCCCATTTAAGTAAAGTCTTTCGTGTCCAGCCTCCATGTGTTCTGACAACCTCAATCTCTTCGGGCGAGGGTGTAATTATGTCTATCTTCTCGATTATTCGAGGTAGTAATTCCTCTTGTATTGCTTTCATTTTTTATCCTCTCGGAATGCGCGGGCTTCTTCTACCGGAGTCTGTCACTAACCTTTACTGAGTTAAGTTGTTGGCACGTTCCCCCTACCGTACCTGGATACGCGGCGCGGGAAGGAAAACGGGCTTCGGGTTGGGAACAGACTGAGTATAAGGACGCGGTTTGGAGGTGCGTCACCCCAGGCAACTTTTGTTCGTGCTGGCCTCACACCGTTCGCCTCAAACTCGCTGTTCTCGACGCTACCAAGATTTGGCGAACAGTCCCCTGGACTTACGTCCACAGTCGAGCGGGGGATTGATGATTGTCTACAGTTGACCAGACTTATTGGCCCATGCACCGCGCTGCATCAATCTTGTGGTCTACCGGAGCGCGGCCCGATAGGCGTTGTTAAATCAAAATGCGCCATGCCTCGAGCGAGGCAGACGCATTGTCGAATAAAAAAACTCCTGTGCTTTGTACTGGCGGCAAGGGTGAGACCAAAGGCATTTCACCGCAAGGCGTGCGGTAAGAGAGGGCCTTACCGCCGGTACAAAATACAGAAGTTCTTTTCGCCTTTAGTCTCACAAGTTTGTCCTTTCGCCAGGTTGCCACGCTGACAATTTCTATTATACTCTTTTTGTGCCAGTTGTCAAGCGACTCGATCAAATTACTTTGGTTTTTCTTTATCCTTCAACGTAATGGTTATGAGAGCCGTCAGGAGTTCCTTGACTTTCTTCTGGTACGCCTCTGCCTGTGCCAGGCGTGCCAGGATGCCCAAAAAGCAGGCAATAGCTATAAATCCCACTCCTTGAGTGACCTGGGTCAGCGTAAAAAATCCTTCGAGAGCCGATAATATTGCAAAAAGTGTAAGTAGCGCCGCAAACATGGTTTCCTTTTGGCGCGCCGTGAATGGCGGCGCGTCTATTGTCAATCGGATTTCAGCGCATTAAGCGTGGCCGCTTCCTGAATTTCCAGCAGGCGGCGCAACCGAGTTGCATTATTTCCGGCCTGCTCGTACATCTCGTAAATGCTATGCCGCGAGAGTGTATTCACCTTCTGGTCAATATTGCTGGCGCGCCAAAGGCGGAAAAGCGATTCCTCCGCTGTTTCCAGGGCGTCTATCGCCTCTCGGAGCGGGTAGAGCAGATTGGGCTTACCGTATTGGGGCCGATTTTCACTCATGGTTTCTCCTTCTCGTATTTCTTCAGCCATGCGTTGCCGGCTTTTTGTTCGGGAATTACTTCGTATTCGCCCTCGAGATAATCCGAGTATGCTTGTATCACCTTCCGCGCTTTGTCCTTGCAGGCGCGAAGTTTGATAACCTCATCGCGTAGGTCAATAACATCGTGGGTGGAATACTTCACTTTCTCGATATAATCATCGGTGAACCTTTTGACATTCATTTTTGCTCTCCGTATTTCATTAACCATAAACTGGCACGTGCCCAGGCATTGGGTTTGTCGTGCTTCAAGTCTTCAATTACCCTCCGCGCCTCGTCCAGCGCGGCTTGGAGTTGTGCGCGTTCATGCAAGAAATCTAAAACTTCTTGATTCAACTCTCTAATCCGTTCATAAAGTTCGTCAACCTCGCTCATAGTGTCTCCTTGTATTCCTCCAGCCATGTGGCGGCGGCCTTATATTCGTCTGGCGTAAAGTTGTTATCGGGTATCATTCTTGACGCTTGAATCAATTCCCACTCCCGTTTCATTGGTTCAATCACCTTCCGCGCCTTGTCTAGTTCGGCACGGAGTTCATCATTGCGATTACTCAATCCCTTGTGCATATCCATAAGCGCCGCAAGTTCGGCGGCGGCTTTTTTGGCTATAACTAATGCGCCACTTCCAATTTTCTGAAATTCGCCAGTTCTCAAAAGTTCCAAAGCTTCATCAATTGCGCTGTTCATGATTTTTGGTCTCCTTCCAAAGGTCTTGCAGGTCTTCCTTGAGATAATCAACCAAGGTTTCCGCCAAATAGTCGAGGGAATCTTTGATCGCCTTCACGGCCTCGGGTGTCATTTTCCACGCCTTCGCAGCTTTTGCAATGGATTCTTCGTCGTGAACGGGTTCAATATCTTGGGCATTGTCACTTTGCATAAAAAGCCAATAGTTTGACAAAGCATCCTCAATATGTGTCCTGATAACAATTTCCTGTTTCATGGTTTCCTTTCCTTTCATCCAACATAATCGGGAGTTTCGCCAACCAACTTCCCTTCGTGATGCAGCCAAGTATCACGTTTGCCAGCATCTGGCGGGATACGTTATGCCATTGTGAATTCGCTTAGATCTGCGGCGATCTGGACACGCGCTTCTTTCGTGACCGTTGCCAGTTCTGCGGGAACGTTCCCCGTCTTTACTTCTTTCTTGAAAGTATTGGCATCGAATTTCAGACCAGCGTGGAAGTCTGTAAAACACCAGTAGCGCGCCTTCGTTTCGTCAGGAATGGTCACAACGTCGAATTCCTTGATGGTGATAGCATCGTGGGGTTGCTTGTTGCCATCTGCGGCGAATTGCGGCAGGCAAAGATTCTCGATCTTCGCCTTCGTGACCTCGATAATTTGTGCGGCATCGCCGACATCCAACTTGGCCTGTTGATAGTCCGGGCGCGCCTGGAGCATGTCAACCATCTCGGACATAAGGGCTTTGGCGCAGGTTTCGGATACGCGCGCCTGGTGAAGAATTTGCAGCAAGGTGTTAAGGTTCTCGTTCATTTTCTACTCCTTTTCTAGTGGTAATTCTAGTTGGCGCGGCTAGAGTGGCCGCATGTGAGACACGTCGGTGCGATAGTCAATGGTCTTTCTATTTTTCTTTTTCTCTGCATAGCGCAGGGTGGCGTGGAGAGCGATTTCCTTTTTATGTTCAGAGAGATATTTAGACCTATAAGCAAGTGTTGTTGGTCTTTTCTTGGCATATTCTCTGGCGTTGTAAATAGCTTGTTGTTTCTTGTATTCTTCGCATTTGGCTTCGCATTTCTGGCATCGCCTTCTCATGGTTGTCTCCAGCAAAATGCCGCCAACCTGATTTCCTAGTGTCTTATCACAGCCATTTCGGGTGTCTCAGATTAGCGGCAGTTTGTCTAGGAAACAAAACGCCCGACATGACTGTGATAAACATCAGTATACCACAGTTTGTTATAAAGGTCGAACATGTGCTACATCCTTATATTGACCGGTAGAACCATCTGGTTTTGTATATGACTTTCCGAGTGTCCAATAGACTCTACAGGGCAAACTGAACTCGGCGGCCTTACTCACGTCGGCTGTAGTGACGTGTTTCAATAGTCCCTGCGCCTGCTCCCACGCCCATTTATTAACAGAGACGGACGGATAGTCGTTATGGGGCTGCTTACGGTCATTGCCGTAAAACTTCAACGTGACTCGTTCATCGGGTTGGGGTAGAATTTCGAGGAACACGCAGTCGGTAATTTGCCACTCTTTGTCCTTCGGCGGCGGCGGAACTTCAAGACCCTGCACCTCTAGTTCTGTGGCAAGTTCCTGATTGCCTTCTTCGGCGGCGATCTTGGCGGCCGCGTCTTTGGCGGGCGGCGGCGCAGTCGGGGCTTTCGGGACCTCCAATTGCCAATGGTATTTCTCGATTCCGTGGGCAATACCAGTATATAGGTCGTCAATGGCGGCGACCGCGTTCGTGCCGCTGGCTTTCACGTCAATTGAGATACCGGTTGCCGAGAACACGCGCGTGATGATCCACGCGCCGGTGGGGGATAGGGGGAACTCTAGTTCTTCTTTCATTTTTCTCCTTTCAGGGTTTAACGCTTTCGCGTGTTTGAAATTCATCTTCTGCCAACCAGTCAAGTTCTTTTTCCAATTCGGAACGCGGGTCTGGGATATGTCCGTTATGGCGTGCCCTCAGTTCCGCTTTGGTGAACGGCCGGAATTCCTTTTCCTTGCCGAACCCCAACTGTTCGATAATCACTTTTTTAGGCTTGGTCATGGTTTCTTCTCCTGTTTATTGACCTTCAGAAGGCGCATTAACTTTCTCGTCTGCCATTTTTTTTCCGCATCCCAGGCCGCAGCCCTGGCCGTAGTACTGGCCGCAGCCCTGGCCGTAGCCCTGGTCGCATCCCAGGCCGCAGCCCTGGCCGCAGCCCAGACCGCAGCCCAGGTCGCAGTACTGGCCGCAGTACTGGCCGCAGCCCTGGCTGCAGTATTGGCCGCAGTACTGGCCGCATCCCAGGCCGCAGTACTGGCCGCAGCCCTGGCCGTAGCCCTGGTCGCATCCCAGGCCGCAGCCCAGGCCGCAGCTAATTCTTCAGAGGTGGCTTTGCCATTTGCGAATCTGCGTGCTGTTTCGATTGCAATGCGCGATCGTTCATCACTAGGATATTTCGTCTTGAAAATGGGGAGGACATGTTCTGCGCAATCACAAGCGAATAAACGCGCGGTGCGTTTATTCCAACCCTCGCATTTTCGCACGAGCCGGATCTGTTCAGTGGTGAATTTATTATTATCACTCAGAATTTTCCCTCTTGTCTCAATTTTGTAGATATTAGCGTTAAGCCATTCCAGAATTTGACCGTCCTTCGAGCCGTGCCAACCTGATACGCATAATTCGAGTTGCTTGATTTTTGGCAACCATTTGTCGGGTCTATATGTTGTATAACCGCCTTCGCCATCGCATTTCTCACAATCTTTCCCGTCATTGTGACACGCAGGGCAATCGTGCCAGCTTTTTTTCGGCAAATATGGAGTGTAATCAAAGTTAGAATACGGTCCTTTATTTTCGTTCGTAAGTGATTTATAGAGTGCCATGTTTCTTCTCCTGCATCGCTTCCGCGATAATTCTTTCCACCTTGCGGCGGCTGAAATGCGAATCCTTCTCGGCCAGGTAATCCTGGACTTCGGATATTTCGTCCAGTCCCTTCAATCTCGCGTATCTGACCAGTTCGCGGACGGCCTTTTTATTCATCTTTCTCCTCGATTTCCACGTCGTAAATCCGCTTTCTAGCGTCCACGGCAATGACCTTGCCTTTGCCAATCTTGACGCCCTTGTAATAAATTGTGACCGGTTCGCCCATGTCGGGCATACGCAACCACGTGGCGCGGTACAGGCCATGCAATAGGCCATGCAGTTCATTTGGGATTCTCAGATTTACTACAATCATAATTTCTCCCGTTTGACGGCGGCTTTCATTATGTCCGCGATATACTCAATGGTTCTGACGATGGACACGAACGGTGCAATGACATCGCCATAAAGTACGCGCCAGGGATGGTCTTCTTGCGGTAAGTGGGTGATAACGATAGTTAGAGTAAGCGGGGTTTTCATGCCTGAATTTTAATCTAGGTGGGGCGGATTTCGACAGTGACATTCTTCCTAGCCTGACGTGACTTTCGTCCTTTCCCGCGCCGCCAGCCAATCAGCCGCTTCCGTGACCCAGGCGGGAGGAACGGGACGTATTCGCCGAGAGCAGGCGGGGCAGATGGGCGCAAGATGCAGGGCGGCGCGGATGTACGATTTATGTGGATTATAGCCCCGTGCTATTCTGCAGACCGTTCCGAGCGAAATGCCATTTTTGGCCGCAACTGCCACCCAACTACCTAGTAGGCGTCTTTCGCTATTGAGACGCTCCTGAACATCCTCCAGGGTTTGGAGGTGCCCTTCACGCTTGTTTGCCGATTGGCGCTTTATTGGTTTTTTCACTGTTTGGTTTGGCTGCGCTGATAGTGACCTTGACGGCAATGTCGCCGTCCTTCCTGCATTCTGCCCAGGAAATCCCCCGGCCTTGCGTATGCAGATAAATCATTCCTCGCTTTGTGGGGAAAGTTCCGATGTAAAAACCATAATCTGGGTTATAGATGGCCCACATAGTTTCGGGTTCGATTGTTTTTTTGTTCATCTTTCATGGTTTCCTTTCTAAATATTTGATTGCCTTCGATAAAATTTCTATATCACTGAATTTGCCCAGTGACCTGTTACAGACTTGACATAGAAGCCCGCGGATTTTGCCTGTAATTTGATTTTATATATGCCGCTGGTCATTTTGTTCCTCGCAGTGAAGGCGCTCGATAATTGCTCGCTCCAGCCAGCGTTGTAATCCGCCTGTTGCGTGACGTTTGATTGCGTTCAAAATGGGAAGATATAGTCTAAGTGGAACATTGACTTTTCGGGCTTCTGGGAGAAGCGGAGGCCGGCCGCCTTTATTTTTCATGGAGTTATTGTACCACAAATTGCTATTTTGTGGTATACTTGCGGCATGGAAAACTTATCGAGAGAAGACAGGGCGGCAAAATGCTTTTGACTCCCGCCGATATTGCTTTTGGACTTTGCGTGAAAGAGCGCGCACAGTGGATTTGCGAGAAGTGTAGTACGGAATACCCTCGCGGTTCCAGAGGTTTGCACTGCGCACATTTTCAGGGAAGGGGAGCCTGGGCGACCAGGTTTGAGCCGGAAAATTGTTTTGCGTTTTGCTATGGTCATCATAGATTTTTCGACTCTCGAAAAGGATCGTTCGCACAGTTTTTTATAGAGCGGCGCGGCCAAGAGATTTATGATATGGTGATGAAAAAATCTGAAAATACCGACCTCGCCAAAATAATTCGTCGCACAAAGGGCAAGGGCGAAATTGCCGCGTTCTTTAGAGAGTGTTACGCAAACATGCTGAGAATTCGTGCTGGCGGGCGAATTGGTTGGCTGCCATTTTCGGGGTGGGCCTAATCAAACAGTTGGATTGAAAGGAGTTTGAAATGGACGGAATGGGTACTGCTGGATTTGATGTTTGCTGGCATTGTTCAGGGTGTGGTCAACAGGGAAAAGGTTTTCTGTGTTTGCACGAGTGCCCAGAGGCTACGAAAACGGGGGGCAATACAATTGGCTCGGGTTGGCAATGTCCAAATTGCCAGCAATGGGTACAGAGTGGTCACTGGCACAATTGCTTACCGCGCTGCCATCCAGACTATTACACGCTCGGCCTCGATCCGTTGGAGCGCATTGCAAAAGCTCTTGAGGATATAGAAAAGCAGTTGGCGGAGCACGCGCAGCGCGATTCGGGCTGGTGGCCGATTGTGGTGGACAAATAATGGACTACGAACAGTTGTTACAAGACTGCATTAATCACGACCGGGCCGGCGACGCCGAGGTCTGGCAGGTATGATACAATAAGCCCGCGGCGTGATAGCGTCCGGGCTGTGACCAAAGCACGTAGGAGATGCTTCGATGGAACAAATTATAGCACAAAATGGTTTTTTCAAACCAACCGCGACTGGCCTGGTTATTACCGGCGAACCACCTTACGAAATCTGGGAGGCATACGGCAAAAAACTACGCTTCGTGGAGGGCGCGATTGCATGGTTGGTCGGAGACTGGTTAAACTACGGGGAACTGCATTATGGGGAACTATATGCACAGGCCCTGGACGCGGGGGCGCCACCGCAAACATGGATGAACTACAAATGGGTAGCTGGGAGATTTGAAACCTCCCGGCGCCGGGAGGTTGTGTCCTTTACTCATCATTCGGAGGTCGCCGCCCTGGACCCGGAAATAGCCGATGCTCTTCTTTCTGCTGCAGCGGAAAAGCATTTATCCAGCCGAGACCTACGCACTCTTGTTCGCCACCTGCGTCATCAGAATCTTTTGGCGGACGCTGCTTCTCTAACTGGCAAATATCAAGTTTTCTACGCGGATCCGCCCTGGCGTTACGACTTTCCGCTTAGCGATAGCCGGGCGATAGAGAATCAATATCCGACGATGGAGTTGGAGGAAATCTGTGCACTGGAAATTGGCGGGCAACCCGTTCAAGAGTTGGCGGAAAAAGACAGTATCGTCTTTTTATGGTGTCCGCCCGCTTTTACGAAGAAGGCAATAATGGTTTTGGAGGCGTGGGGATTTGAATATCGAACTAACGCCGTGTGGGTTAAACCATCTATTGGCCCCGGACAATGGGTTCGTCAGAGACACGAATTACTTATGATCGGTGTGAGGGGCGATATGCCAACCCCAATGGGGGAGAATAAACCCGATTCTGTCATCGAGGCAGCACGCGAAGAACACAGTAAGAAACCGGACGTTGTTTATGACATCATCGAAAAAATGTACCCCGACTTCAAAAAACTCGAACTTTTTGCACGAGGGGCGACACCTCGCGAAAACTGGTGTTTTTGGGGTAACCAAGCATGAGTGAATTTTTTATTGATGATCGCTGGCAAAAAGGAATTCGGGAACGAATTTTAAAACCTCTCTATCAAAAAGCAGGATGCGAGGGCAGGTTTGTTTTTGCAGATAAAGGAAAATTGGCGGACATTTTGCAGAAGGAACTAGCGGTTGATACGATCTTACAGAAGTCGGGAAATTCAATTCTGGCGATAGAAGAAAAGATAATCCGCTGGCCTGGTTATCCGTATACCGCATTCGCTTTGGAAACCTGGTCGTGTACAGTTCCTGGCCGGGAGCGGCAGGGATGGATGTATACCGCGAAATGCGATCTTCTGTTTTACTGTTTTGTTCAAGAAAACGGCACAGACATTATTGGATATGCCATTCCTTTTTCCGCTTTGCAAAAGTGGTTTTTCGAGAACAATCGTTTCGAGAAATACACCAAAACTGTTACCGCGCAGATAAACCATACAGAATGCAGGATAGTACCCATTGCGGATGTTTTGGGTTCTATTCTATCCGTCCATAAAATAAAGTGGCCCTGACGCGCTGAATGATTGACCGGAGAGATGATATGACACAAACCGATTTTGATTTTCCCGCGCGGCCCAAAGTCGTTTTTTGTAACGATTGCCATGAATGGGAGCCGATAGAAGAATACCTGCTGCTCGAAGATGGCACATTAGTAGGACTCTGCTACGAATGCGCACACAAAAGGCGGGTAGATATAGCAAAGCGAATTGGGAAAGAAAATCAAACATGAGTTGGTAATAAAAAAGCCGCCTGCATCAGGCGGCTCATGGGGATAGTTTGTTCACGGATTGGTTCGCACGCAATACTCATACATGATCACGATTCCGTGGCTCAGACTGCCGTCACCATAAATTCGGATGGCAGCCTCCACGGACGGGGGTATGCGAATCATATAGGGGAGATTCGGGGAGCGCAGTTCCAGCGGTTTGGGCTTGGGCCCGGAAATGCCCGGATGTGACTTGAGCGGATAAGCCAGGTTCTTAGGAGTGGCGTAGGTCATGGTTGTTCCTTTGCTTTGGCAATCATAGCCCAGATCCGCCGAAGTGTCCGGCGAGTAGCGATATAGCGAGTGTTGCCAGGGTCCGCGATAACCAGAAGGGCGGATATGTGGCGTTCGGCCATTTCCAGCGCGGTCAGTAGTCTGATGTTCTGTGCCTTGAGTCTGGCCTCACTTTCATCCAGCGTGCGAATCAGTTTCTCGTCTTCTTCTGTACGGGTCATGGTTTCTCCAATTCTGCGATAATTTTGCGGGCGGCTTTTGCTTCTGGGCGTTCGCATTTGTGTAACTTCCCATATTCGTGGTCGGGGTATTTTTCGTGATGCGCTAATAGATTTTCCAGTGCGGTCAGCAGGTTGGCGATTTTGATCTGGCACTCTATCAGCACCATCCATTGTTCTTTTAGATTTTGCGCTAATGTTTCGTTTTCCATTTGTCCCGCCTCTATGTCCTTCGGAGAGAAAAGGCAAGTGCAAAACTTTCCGGCAACATGAAACGGAAGCAGAACCGTACATCCCATATTCTCTTTGTGTTTTTCGATTGGGTGTTCACAATTGGGGCAGTTCATGGGGCTATCCTTTCTTCACTTTGGCAATCGCGGCATTGGCAATGTTTACCATATTCGCGATTACGTTCTCGGCATGGGTCAATTGGTCAAGGCTATAGGGACCTTCGCCTTTTGCTATTTCTTCCAGCGCGGCCAGCAGGTCAGCGTTAATCTTCTGTTCATCTGCCAGGTCGTCTTGTAGACACTGGTGGCATACGGGCGCGGCGGGGAATTTCGGTTCTCCGCAACGGGGGCAAGCATTTGGGGTGGGATAGGGTAGGGTCATGGGGTTATTCTCCTTGATGCGGTCGGTGGCCTCGTTGGGCAACCTTGCGCCGATTTCATTCAGGTAGGCAACACAAGGTGGGCAGGGCAAATCTTTTACAGTTATGGTTCTCATGGAGTTATTCTCCTTTCAATCGGGGTAAAACCTGATGGCGCTGACTTGCGGGGATATACCAGCAGGGCAGGAGTAAAAGCCGCCTTTACTGCCGCTCCAGCATGAGCCGCCCCGTTCTATGGCCGTTTCTACCATCCGGCGAACGGTTTTAGTGTCTAAATCTACCTCAGTGGCTCCGGCGTTTCGAGCGGCGGATTCGTAACCGTCTACAACGCCCCATGTTTCAAGGCCCGCGATGTACTGCGCGTACGCGTGCCAATAGTTGACGAGCGCTTGTTTCTTGCTTGTGGCTTGTTCGTCGAATTCGCTAAATTCTGTATTCATGGGTAGATTCCTTCCAACATAAGTTTGATTTTAGCCTGCCTCCAACATGAGTTGAGTCGGAGGCAGTATAACCGGCGGGGATGCTACGCGGTTGCGGCTAGTGTTTTCGCTAGGCGCTCAAAGTACGCGAGTGCGTATCGGCAAATCGGCAGGTCGTCGCCGTCCTCGTCGAGAAACTCTGCATCCGCCCCCTCGGTTTCGTAGAACTCAACGATCGCTTTCGCGGCGACATCTGGGTTGTTCTCGCACGATGCGAGAATTTCCTCAGACGAGGTGCCGTGAGCGATCGCGCCCTCAACGATGTCGGCCTCGATCTCATATGTGCTGGTTTTGGTTGTGTCGTAGGTGGTCATTTTTTTCTCCTTTCATGGTTGAGTTCGCTATCCTTCGCGTTGCCCGTCTTTGCCTTCGCGGGCGGGGATGCTAGCGGTAGGGATGATATAGATTCTCTGTGATGATCCTGACAGTCTCGTATTCTGTGTGGCAGACAATCTCTTCGCCATTATCGCACACCGACCAAGTGCCATCGGTATTCTTGAATAGAGCGGTGGCGTCTGCGACAGTGACTGGTCCGGAAACGATAATCGGTGAGCCCACGATTACTTCTGCGAGTGCTTTCATTGCAAGTTTTCTAGCTTCTTTTGCGTTCATTTGAGATCTCGGTTAAGTTCTCGGGAAAGTTTAGCCAACTTTAGTGTAAGCTGGATTGACTGATGGCATTCCGGGCAGCGGTCGCTTTGTATTGTTGATGTCCAGTGATGACGACAAGCCGGACATGTGATGAAGTATAGTTTTGACCGTTCCGAGTAATTATATGTTTTCTTCATGGTCTCATCCTCCAGTTAATCCGTTTCCGGGTGCCTAGCGTACCATTCCGTCCATGCCTCGCCGCTGTCTAAGTGTCGGGGGGTGGCGGTTTTGGCGGGGGTGATTTTCACAGGTTGAGCCTGTGCCCAACGTGCGTGGGGCTGGCATACATGCCAACCTCTTATTGTTTGACAGGCTGGCATATCGCAATTCGGCTTTTTGCAGTTCATGGTCTTATCCTCCGGCGCGGTAGTGATTACGTAGGTCAAGCAAATCGGTCAGGACGGTTTGCCAGAATCGTGTTACATTGTCTGGCTTTGTGTGCGCCAGGGCGTCGCGGTGTATCTGAATAAGGTGGTCCAGGATTTCTGGCGTTGACAACTGCAAGGCGATAAGTGTTGCCTTGCGTTCCTCCAACGTCATTTTTTCGGGTGATTTCATGGTTTCATCCTCCAGTCAGTTTCACGTTCACACAGGATCAGCCAGGTCTGTTACGTGCATCCTGTTTGGCGTGGTTGTCCAGGTCTGCCGGACTCTAACCGGCTAGATAGCATTGGTAGTCTTCGACGATATTGAAACATCTTCTATTAGGCTTTTGTAGATTTTTGCAACCACTACCTGAAAAATTTCATCAATGCTGGCTGCTACATCGGTTTTGCAGTGGAATTTATCGTCGGAAAAATCGTACCAAAGTTTCATCTCTGCGCATGTCACCCGGATTCTCCCGGCTTTGGTGTTGCTGATCTGTATACTGTTGAGTTGAGAGTAGGTAGGGTGCATCCCGTAGAGTTCGGCGATATCGTTGATGTAAATACGGTGCATCTCGTTCTTTTTCCAGTCGCTTCCGATTTTTTCAAGTTGTTTGATCTGGTTTGCGTTCATCATTTTCTCCTCTCATTCAGGCCAGACCGGTTTATCTGGCGACACGCGGGGTAATCTCCGCGTGTTTCGAGTTCCATTCGCCCCAGTCCATGTACGCCGTTTCCGCGCCGTGTCGCCTGGTGGTTTCTCTGCCGTTGCCTGGGGTGTGCCGTCCGCCTGCTTTCGTTATGCTCGTGCGGGGGTCTCGTCCTCCGGTCGGTCGGTAGCCGCTCTTGGGTTCCTCGCGCTACCCTGTACCATGGTTACATGATAGCACGTTATCAGGGTGGCTTGTAGTGCTATTCGTCTGTAATTTATATGACATTTGTCTATCCAAAAAGTGCTATAATTATGGCATGAGCAATCCCCCACGAGTAGAAATTGTTCCCATCGAGGAAGGCGCGACTACCGATCCGAGTAACATTAACAGGCACACAGCACGCGGACGCGCGTTGGTTGAGAACTCCTTACAACGGCGCGGCGCGTTTCGCTCGATTGCCTCCGCTGGAAAGAACGTCAAGACACCGGTGGTGTATGCTGGCAATTTAACTTTGCAGACCGCAGTCGAAGCGGGCTTCAAAGAAATCGTCAATGTCCACGTGCGCGGCACCCAGATTATTAACGTGGTGCGAGACGACATCGAACCAGGCAGCCCCGAAGCCGTCGCGCTGGGGCTGGAAGATAACGAGAGCGCACATCAGAGTTTGGATTATGATGTGGATGCCCTGGCCGCGCTGGCGGCGGGGGACAACGCGCTGCTAATTGCACTGCGGAACGAGGACAAAGTATTCAGCAGGATGCTGGAGGGGATGGCAAATACTCCAATATTCACCCCCAATCTCAATCCAATGTTTTCAACCGCTAAAATATTGGACGAGGATGTAGTGAAAGAAAAAATGCGTTTAGATAACCGTTTCAAGGAAAACTCCGAATATCTGGAGGTGATTTGCCCCTATTGTGCTAAAGAATTTTATCTTGATAAGGATGACATAAAATGATTTTCGATTTTGATGCTTTGGATTTATTGGGAGAGGCATTTTTATCAAAACGCTGGATTTTTGCTAAAACCATGCCGCAAAACCCACATTGGTACACTTTGCGCCGGGAATGGAATGATGATATTTTTTTCGATAGAGCGGTGAAAGCGATACGAAAAATAGGGCGTAATGAATTTTGGCATGGCAGAAAATTTACGACAGCCAATGTCAACGGAATGAAATATTGGACGATGGGCGCGCCAATCCCGGCCACGATTCTGATAAACCGGAAATATATCTCGCCTTTTTCCAGTTATGACGACATTGCCGAAAATTATGATGGCATGTTCTCTGATCCTGAAAGTTTACAGGACAATCAGAACATAGTTGATTTAATCCAATATCATGCTGAAAGTGTTCTCGATATTGGTTGTGGAACAGGTCTTTTACTTGATTATATTCAACTAGTTGATTATGTGGGAATTGATCCATCCAGGATTATGCTTAAATGTTTGGAAAATAAATATCCTAAAGCTCAAACCATTCAAACGCTTTTTGAGGAATATGCTGGCCCGAAAGTCGATTTGGTCATATCTCTTTTTGGTTCTGCAAATCATATCCATCCTGAGGCAATAGCTCGAATCCCATGCATGGTGAAGAAGGGTGGTCGCTGGTTTGTTATGTTTTACAAAGACGATTATTTCCCGATTACCTATATCAAATCGGGGATTGAAATCTCACACCATAAAGGAAATCATTTGTTGCTTCCAGGGAAACTCTCGGAGTTCGGCAATTTTTGGATCGTACAAGGAAAACAATGAAATTTTACTTGAAACAGAATGTTTTCGATGCCGCACTCGACAGAATACGTTGGTTATTCGATGAATTCCCAAATGTTATTGTGAATATTTCTGGCGGCAAGGATAGCACAGTTGTTATGAATCTTGCGCTTAAAGTAGCGGAGGAGAAAAACCGTCTACCATTGGGGGTTATGTTCATTGATCAGGAGGCAGAATGGCAGGCGGTTATTGACTATGTTCGAGCAGTGATGGCAGATTCACGCATAAAACCATACTGGCTGCAAATTCCCATAAAAATATTCAACGCGACCAGCACCACAGAGCCTTGGCTTTATTGTTGGGAAGAGGGAAAAGAATGGATACGCGAGAAGGAACCCGATAGTATTCACGTGAATAAATACGGCACTGATAGATTTAAAACGTTGTTTGGAAAATTCATGGAGGTTGAATTTTCACATCAGAAAGCCTGTCATCTTGGCGGGGTTAGATGTGATGAAAGTCCAAGTCGCTGGATAGGACTTACTGGGGCTGCTACATATGGAGATGCTACATGGGGTAGCGTTGATTCTAAAACGCAGCAACATTTCGCTTTTTATCCCATTTATGATTGGGGGTTGGGTGATGTTTGGAAAGCAATACACGATAATTCTTGGAGCTACTGCCCGATTTATGATTACATGTACCAATGTGGAGTTCCGATTAAGAACATGAGGGTCTCAAATCTACACCACGAAACAGCAGTAGTTAATCTATACCGACTTCAAGAGATTGAATTCGAGACATGGAATAAAGTTTGTAATAGAATTTCCGGTATAAACACGGCGGGGATTCTGCAAGACGTTGGTATTCGATGTCCCTCAAATCTTCCTTTCATGTTTGGAAATTGGTGGGAGTATAGAGATTATTTATTGGAGAATTTAATAACTGATAAAAAACAGAAAGAAAAACTAAAACACGATTTTGAGAAATATGACCAGAAATACACGGAACCCGCGCAGAACGATCTTGTTGTAACTGAAATAAATTGTATATTGACAAATGATTATCATGGGACACAATTAGGAAATTTTGCCACCTGTCATGTTCCTTACGACAAAAACAGAATAAAAGCGGCGATGAATGGATAATCTATTTCAGCAAGTGCAACAATATGTCAACTCTGCCTCTGACAAATTGGCGGCCATCGAAGAAATCCGCGCTATTCTTCATGAGTTGCATTTAAACACTGCCCAGCCCGTTGATTTTGTGCGCTGGATACCGATTGACCAAATAGAAGCAAATGATTACAACCCAAATAGTGTCGCGCAGATCGAAATGAGTTTGCTCTATAAATCTATAGATCATGATGGGTTTACTCAACCAATCGTAACGATTTATGACCCCGAAAAACAGAAATATATTATTGTAGACGGTTTTCATCGTTATTACGTGATGAAAGTCAACAAAGATATTTATGAACGGAATCATGGATTATTACCATGCACGGTTATCCATAAATCCATTAATAATTGCATGGCCTCCACTATTCGGCATAATCGAGCGCGAGGAAAACATTCTATCCAGGGAATGTCAAATCTAGTGTTTATTATGTTGGACAACGGATGGGATGATACGGAAATCTGTAATGAATTGGGGATGGAACCCGAAGAATTGCTCCGTCTAAAACACATTACTGGATTCTCGAAATTGTTCGCGGATCGGGAATATAATCGGGCTTGGATGACGCGAAAACAGATAAAAATCAAACACGATTATGAAACAAAAAAGGTAAAATGACTGACGAACCCGAACCTAAAACAGGCGTAGCACAGGCGATTGAAAAGGGTGGCAAGGGCGGTACGATTCCGCCAAAAGAAGTTTATGAAAAAATCATTCTCTGAGATAAGGCCGGGTCAAGAAATTATTGTTGATCCAAAAATCAACGGTCTATTTTTTGCCTGTTGCGATTGTAATCTTGTTCACCAAATGCAATTTAGGATTGACAATGATAAGTTGATTGTCCAATTTTGGCGGCACAACCGAAAAACCGCCGCCCTGCGCCGTTATCGTGGTATTCCCATAAATAAAGTATAATGTAATTCGCGGCAGAGCGGAAGTCAATTTATAGCAGGCCAGAACGAGGGGCGGCGCGTTTATGGCATTGAGATTGAGCCGAAATTTGTCGCGGTTTGTCTTGAGCGCATGGCGACCGCGTTCCCTGGCATTGAGATAGAAAAACTGTGAGCTTGCTGTGAACGATGAGAATCTAAAACCATTCAAAAAAGGCTACGACCCGCGCCGGAATATTCGCGGCGTTCCCTCAACTGCGATTGAGGTGCGTCGTCTGATTCAGGCCATCGGCGCGCAGAAACTACCTTTGCCGCAATCGGAGCAAGAAAAAGCGGCGAAGAAGCGAAAGCGGTACATTACTCGCCTCGAGGCTTTACTTACCGCGATGTTTTCTAGCCGCGCGCCGGCGGACAAGCAGACCATCCTGAAGGGTGGGTATCCTGGATTGTTGAAGGATGAAATAGATTTGGGTGATAGTGTGATCCGTTTGCTGGTCGAGTACACAGATCGAGAAAAAACGAATAATTCCAATGCCTGATTACAGGGTTTTCTTACCCACGCCCCACGAAAAGCAGCGGATTTTTATCGAGAATCCAGCCAAGCGGAAAATCATCCGTGCTGGGCGGCGCGGCGGCAAGACTGAGGGCGTGGCAATCTATGACATACAAAAATTCTTGGACGGGAAACGCGTCTTATATGGCGTGCCAACCGCCGACCAGTTGGACAGATGGTGGACAGTGGTAACGCGTGCGCTGGCTGAGCCAATAAAAGCGGGAGTGTTCCGCAAAAATGAAACGGAACATCTGATAGAACTTCCTGGGACAGAACAGCGCATACGTGGGAAAACGTGCTGGAGTCCCGATACTCTGCGGGGTGACTACGCGGACTTATTGAACCTGGACGAATGGCAGCTTATGGATGAGGATACGTGGGACGTGGTCGGCGCGCCGATGTTGCTCGACAATGACGGCGACGCGATATTTATTTACACCCCGCCCAGTCTGCACAGCCGGAGTACGTCGAAAGCGCGCGACCCGCGCCACGCTGCCAAGATGTACGCGAAATTCGAGGCCGAACAGAAGGCAGGCAATCCGCGCTATCTGGCCTTGACGTTTACCAGTCATGATAACCCGTACCTGAGCGGGGTTGCACTGGAAGAAATCACAAAGGACATGACCCATTTGGCAATCCGCCAGGAGATCATGGCCGAGGATGTTGACGAGGCTCCTGGCGCGTTATGGCATAGGCAGACGCGGGTTGTGGCAGGCCGGACACTATATGGCATCGAAGATAATCGCGTGCGCCAGGCTCCCGAACTGGCGCGCATCGTTATCGGGGTGGACCCATCCGGGTCCAGCAGCGGCGCGGAGTGCGGGATTGTTGGCTGCGGGATAGCGCGCGGCGGTGATGTGGATGGTCACCATTACACGCTGGCTGATTCAAGTGTCCAGGGCAGTCCGAATACCTGGGCAAACGCCGCTTGTACCTTGTATCATCTGCTCAAGGCTGATGTCATGGCTGCCGAACAGAACTATGGCGGCGAGATGGTCGAGAAGGTTATCAAGGACACCGACCCAAGCGTAAACATAAAATTGGTCAATGCTACGCGCGGCAAAGCCGTACGTGCCGAGCCGATTTCCGCGCTGGCCGAGCGCGGAGAAGATCACATGGTAGGTGAGTTTCCACTGCTCGAAGGCGAGTTGTGCCAATGGGTACAAGGTGATAAAATTAGCCCAAATCGGCTTGATGCAAAAGTCTGGGCCGACACAGAATTGGCTAAACGTTACAGCCCAGAGACTTTGGTCGGCTGGGCATAATAAGGAATGCAAAATGCGAAACGGCATTTGTGGAATTTACAGAATTAAAAATACTGCAAACGGTAAATTTTATATTGGTTCAAGTGTGAACATCGAATATCGATATTATATGCACTTATTTCTCCTCCGCCATAATCGCCATTGTAATAACTATTTACAAAACGCATTTATTAAATATGGAGAAGATGCTTTTGTTTTGGACATTATGAGGGCATGCGCAAAAGAGGATTTGATAAAACTAGAACAATACTATATGGATATTCTACATCCCGAATATAATCTATTACCTTTTGCTGGTAGATCGACAGGATATATAAGATCTGAAGAATATCGTGCCAAACTTAGTATGGCAGCTAAAGGGAATAAAAATCTTTTGGGGTATCATCATACAGAAGAGGCGCGCAGAAAAATAGCCGAGGCATCAAAGGGAAACAAGAACCTTCTGGGGTATCACTTTTCAGAAGAATCAAAACAAAAAATTAGCATTGCTAATAAAGGTATGCCTGTTAGTCCCGAAACTTGCAAAAGATTAAGTATTGCTATTAAGGAATCTTGGCGGAAACGCAAGGAGCAATCAAATGTTGAATAAATTCTTTGGACTTGCCACACGCAAGGAATTACAACAGCAAATCGAAAAAGCAGTAAAGACGACACAAGCGAAATATCCACAATGGTTGCTTGAAACGGCAGGCAGAGAACAATACAATCTACCAAATCCATCTGTATACGCCAATCAAGCGGATCTGTACCGCCGATTGTCCTGGGTTCTGGCCGCCGTAATGCACGTCGCCAGCGAAGCAGCACTGACGACGTTCTCGGTCGAAAAATTGGAGGGAGAAGACTCGAAGGAAATCAAGAACCATCCATTCGAGCTGCGGATACGCCGACCCAACGATCTTGATTCGCGTTACGAATTCCTTTACGGCACGGTTGCCATGAAGAAACTTACCGGTAACGCGTATTGGTGGATGAATCGGACAAACGAGAACGCGGAGCCGGATGAACTATGGCTCATTCCATCGCACATGATTAAGCCACTGCCAGACAAACAAATGTATGTCAAGAACTTTTTGTACTATCCTGGCAACGGAATGGAGATCGCGTTGGAGCCCTGGGAGGTTGTGCATTTTCGTTCGTTCAACCCGTTCTCGCGTTTTCTCGGGTTGTCTGCAATCGAGTCGCTTGCTCTAACTGCACAAGCGACATTCGGGATGCAGAAATATTCAAATAAAGTTTACAACGAATCCGGCGGGCGTCCACCCGCGTTCATTCTGTTCGCGGAAATGATCAATGATGACCAGTGGGACAAAATTAAAACCGATACTCGTAAGGCAGCGGTCGAGAAAGATTTTATGATGTTGCGCGGCACGGGGTCTGGCGATGTCAAACTTTTGCAAAACGCTATGTCGCAGAAGGACATGGAATTTCTGGGTGAGATGACAGCGAATCGGGAGGAAATTTTCACCGTCCTGGCTCCTGGTTTATCCTCCATGCTGGACGTGTCTGCGACCGAGGCCAACGCGCTGGCGGGCCGGGCAACGTTCCGCGAACGCGCGGTATATCCCGAACTTGGGGCAATTGCAGAGAAAATTTCGAATAGTATTCTACCTGCCTACGGCGAAAATCTTTACGGCGAATTCGAGGACATCCGCTGGTCAGATAAGGCGCAGGAACTATTGGAAACGACAGAATATTCCAAGACGCACACAATCGAGGAAATCCGCAAGAAGTATTATAAAGACGAACCGCTAGGCGACGAACGCGACGATCTAATCCCCAGTCAGTTGAAACCAGCCGGCCCGTTTGGCGCGCAGTCGCCGCCAGAACAATCCGCACCCGTCCCGCCACAACTTGAGAAAACCATCCCGACCCAAGAGACTCCGACTAACGAGTTGTCCCCCGAACAAATCAAGGCGCTAGTAGAATTGGATACCTGGGAAGAAAAAAGTGCGAAGGCCGGGAAACTTACGCGCTGGCACGCGGTGGATTTATCCGAGGGCATTCACGCCGCGGTCAAGAAAGGCGAGATGACGTTCGAGCAGGCGCGGGAGCGCGTGAAAGGAACACGGTCAGAGACTACCGCCGCCGATGTTCTGGAAGGCATCCGGTTGGGCGTGGAGGCACTGAAGGCGAAGGCATGAATGATCTAAAAGTCGCATTACGGAACGCTGTTGATTGGTGCTATGCCAATAAACTATTTATAACCGATGAACAGTTTGTTGACCTGGGCGTGTTGGCCTCAGCAATCAAAGCCGTCGGCGACATCACCGCCATCAGTGCACAGTACCACGACTCTATAACGCAGGCTATCATCGAGTATTTTACCGATGTGCGCCGCAGGCAGGACGCCAACGGTGATTTTAGGAAGGCGACCACGAACGCGTTCGGGGATGGCTTCGAGACCGGTTGGATTGATGGGGGCGGGGAATTGCCAATTGATGACACCGATGCTCTGGATTGGCTGAATGCCAGACAAGAACAAGAATATGGATTCGTCAACGTTTTATTTGCGCAGATGAAAGACTTGAAAGACGAGAAGGATTTCGATTACTTTTCGTTCGCGACTGAGCGGGCGGACGGATATACTGCTACGCTAAACAGTGTATATGCCGAGGGCAGATTACGCGCATCTAAAAATAAGATGCTGACGTTTACAGGGAAAGATGGTTCGCCTGACCATATCTGTCAAAGCACAGGCGGGACATGTGTCCGACTCATGGGGCAACGGCATCGGGCGTCATGGTGGGTTGCGCATGGACTGATACCAGGGCCAGGGAATAGCAACTACGATTGTGGTGGATTTAATTGCCAACACATTTTAGTAGCAGATGACGGAGAACAATTTACCGGTGGTGGTGCATGATAAGAATCGCAGTCAAGGGCATTGAGAACGTCCAGGCATTTCTTCGTTCTATCCCGTTGGGTACCAAGACAGTGGCCGGGCGTGCGATGGCCGAGTATCTGGTTGGTGATGTATCGCATGGACTGAAGCACTACCCACCCTATAAACATGTTCCTTACTCGGAGATTGGCGGATTCAAATCAGACAAACAGCGGCGTTACGTCATGGCGCGCATCCGTGAGGGATCAATAGACCCTGGCATATCTGCGTCCACCGGATATTTTCGAGACGCCTGGCAAATCAGCGGCGAAGCGCCGAGGTACAATATCACAAACGATGTGGTCTATGCCGGATGGTTGGTTGGTGATGCTGCGCAATCGTTACACTCGCAAAAACAGGGTTGGCGCAAAATCTCGCAAAATATCATTGACAACACGAGCGACGCGTTTCGGCATGCTGTTGCAAAAGTTAATGAGTGGTTGAGAGAACACGTATGATTCGTGGTATAATACTTGACAATCGAATGAATCACGCGCCCCGCGTGAACGCATGTTAGCGAGATAGCGGGCAGTTATCGGAACAATCCGAGACTGCCCGCTTTTTATTTTGGAGGTACTATGCCCGATCCAGCCGAATACGATGATGAGAAGGAATGGATGGAAGTCTGTGTCCCTACATTTCTAAGTGAGGGCAAAGACCAAGATCAAGCCGTCGCCGCGTGTATGCAGATGTGGCGCGACAAAGACAAGGAACCGGCGGCGGAGCACGCGGTCAAGGCCGTCGGCGATTGGGAACTTGAAGTCTGCGCCGTACCCTTCGGCGCGGACGGCGACGAACAGACATTCGACGCAAATGCAAATTACATGCTCGATGCCTTTGCCAGTCCGGTCATCACCTACCATCATGGCATCCTGCCGGGCAAGACTGGGGCCCAGCAAGACCCCGTTATTATCGGCAAAACTCTATCGGTAGAGAAGCGCAAGGATGGTATTTACCTGCGGGTGCTGCTGGACAAAACCGTCGAATTTGCGAAACGAGTCTGGGAGGCTGCCAAGAAAGGATTGGCTGTAGCATCATCCGACTCGATAGCACATCTAGCGCGGCTCGACATTGGCGGCAAGCTCATCCCCTACGACAAGAGCAGGCCAGGGCGCATTGCCGTCTGGCCATTAGCGGGCGTGAGTTTGTGGGACAAAGTGGCTGGCAATTTTCTCCCCGCCTCCCCGCGTGCGCTTGCCCTACCTGCGATGAAGGCGATTTACGAAAAGGCACGAATTGATTTTCCGGTTATCCCGTCTGAACAAGACGATAACGCAACCGCCAATATTCCCGCTGGCGGCGCACAGGGCGCAGTGAATGCGCCGGAGCGCACAGGCTCGGAGGCGGCGGTCAAAGCAAACAATCTATTACAAGGAGATATTGACATGGACGAAAAAGAAGTTAAAACCGTTGTTGCTTCCGCCGTCGCTGATGCAATGAAAGCGCAGGGCGAAGCCAACGCACTGGCCCAGAAAGCCGAAACGGATCGGCAGGCCATAATCGCCGCTGAGGTGGCGAAGCAGGTTGACGCCTACAAAGCCGAGGCCGCAAAAGGTCGCCGATTGCCGATGGGCGACGGTGCGCCGTTCGTGGCGCAATTTGGCGATACATGGAAGTACGATAACCTGAGTCCTGGCGAGTTGGGATTGGTCATTGATGTCCTGAACGCATCCGGCAAAGGGAAACCCTCCGCTGCTGCGATCAAAGCCCTGGCGATCAAGTTGGTTGAGGACAAGCGCGACTTCGGTCAACCCGAACTAGGCCCCGGTTATTCTCTGGCCGCGATGAAGGCGGCCGGGATTGACCCCGCTGCCGTCAAAACTGAGGGTGATCCGCTGTACACCGGCGGAACGACTCAGGGTGCATACTGGCTCGGCACTGCTTACGCCCGCGAATTGTGGGGCGTGTTGCGAGCCGAGGCGAACATTGTCGCCAAAATCCCATCAGTGGTTATCCCCGACGGCTTCCCCGCCGAAGCGTTCCCACTTGAGGGAACCGATCCGACCTGGTACGGCGTGAGTGAAACATCCGCTGGCGACAGCACATTGAAAGTGCCTGCTGCTACTGTGACATCTTCACAGATTACGACTCCAGCCCAGCGCACGTTGAGTGTCAAGAAAATTGGCGCACGCGTGCTCTATACTGGCGAAATGGTTGAAGACGCGCTAATCTCGTTCGTTCCTCAACTGCGCAGCCAGATCATCACGTCAGGCAAGGAACAACTGGAGCATCTCATCATTGACGGCGATACCACGACCACCGCTCTTACCAACATCAACGATATTGGTAACTCGTCTGTCGTGACCGCTGGAACGCTGTTTCTGCAACTCGACGGCCTGCGCCACTGCGCGCTGACCAATAACAGCCGCGCGGGAGGCGCTCTGGATGAGGACGATTATCTTGAGACCATGTGGTTGATGGATACCGCCGGTTTAGCCGGAGCGGACATGGCGAAGTGCGCGTTCGTGATTGACCCGAACGTGTACAAGAAATCGCTGATGATGGCGAGCGTCAAGACGAAGGATGTCTGGGCAAACGCCACGCTGGAAGATGGCGTACTGACTCGACTGTGGGGTTATAGCATCTTCCCCTCTTGGTTCATGCACTTCAAATCTGCTACCCGCAAGTCGAACAGCGCGGGCAAGGTAGACCAGACGACCGTCGCCAATAACGCGTACGGCGCAATCATGGCCGTGCGGTGGGATCAGTGGAAGTTTGGCTATAAGCGCCAGATGACCATCGAGACGACCCGCATTGCAAACGCGGACGCTTGGGAGATCGTTGCCCTGGCGCGTCTTGGCCTGCAATCACGCTCTACGAGCGCGTCAAGCATTACGTATGGCTTGACGGTTTAATCAACTCTGATACGATAGCCTAATTGGAGGCGGAGGAATCCGCCTCCAAAGGCAAAGGATAAAACATCATGTCTCTAAAAGTTTTACGTAAAAACGTTTCAACCTTGTCCGACCTGCGTGGTGGTAAAGCCGCTCTCGGTTTGGGCGTAGGCAATGTCTACTATGTAATCAAAACAACTGCGGCTTACTATTCACAGTTTGTTGACGAGTACAGCGTAGACTACTTTGATGGTTCAAACTCCATCTGTCCAGATGCGGGTAACTTGGCTGATACCTCTGCGGGATCACTGCTGAATACTGGCATCCAAGACGCGTTGAACAAATGCGTTGCCAACCGGAACGACTATGTGATTGTCATGCCGAGTCAGGACGACTATAATATCGGTGCAGCTCTCACGTTGAGCAAAAAAGCTGTACATCTGATTTGCCCAGCAGGTCTAGGCAACGATGTCGGCGCAACCAACGCGACTCGTATCCACCAATGCACAGCCGCGACGCCCGTGATGACTATCTCCGATGCAAGTGTCGAGGTCGCTGGTTTCTACCTCAAAAACTACACCAAGATTACGGCCGTGGAATTTGCCCAAAATGCTTATGCGCCCAACTTCCACAATAACACACTTTCCATGACGTATGATGGTACTACCGGCGAACCATTGATTGATAATGAGGTTACCGGAAACACCATCAATGATGGCGGATCGTGGGGTTCAATTGAGCGGAACTGGTTGGTGAGCAATACAACGGCCACTTCTATCGCCTGTCTCGTTAACATCCATGCCAGTGCAACGTCGTGCAGGGTGAAATATAACGAGATTACCATTGGTGATGGATGTACGTGCGCGGTTGGTATTTCCAACCAGGCCGTCAAGGGTGCAACCGACTACAATGTTTTGCACAGTGGCGGTGGAGCATCCGGCGGGGCATATACTCACTGCATCAGCATTGGCGCAAGCGGTTCAGCGTTTGGGAATCGTGGCGCAGGCGCAGATAGCGTAATTGTTACTGGCGGAACCGCTAATCTCAGTTTCTCCGACAACATTAACAGCGCAAGTGGCGGTGCGATTGATGATGAAACCTAAGAGGTGATGTGATGAAAGTCAAATTCCTGAAAGATTACGAACCCTTTAGTGCCGGTGACATAGTAGGCATAGCAGAGGAAACCGCAAAGTGTTTAATAGAGGCGGGATATTGTGAGCCTGTAGAAGTCAAAACTGCCAAAGTCGAACCGGTCAAACCCAAGAAGTAAACCCAACGGGGGCAGGCATAAAAACCCGCCCCCTCGGAGGTATCATGAAAGACATCATCTTGAAAGCAACCACCGACGCCAACGGCGCGGCAACCACGCTAGGAGAACATGCTATCTGTGGCGAATTGTATGCAGTTGAATATCAGCCTGGTACACTCGCCACTGGCGCGACCATTATCCTGACCTGTAATGGCCCCAACGGGTCATCGAAACCGCTCTTGACGAAAGCCAGCGCAGGCACGGCAAACGCCTGGTTTTATCCGCGCGACCTGGTACATGGTGTTGCAGATGGTGTGGCTTTGGTCGGTACGGACGGCGGAGATCGGGTTTGTCCGCTCTTGAACGGCGTCCCGAAACTCGTTGTAGCCGCGGGCGGCAGTGTTCTTGCTGGTCTGATTATTCTATACTACGAGGATTAATCAATGGCTATCACAAATCAGCAAGTGACCGTTTCGACGACAGCCGTTGCATTGCATTCGCCAGACGCAGATGGGGCGCAAATTGTTCTGACTACCTCGCAGAATATCTATATTGGCAATGCCAGCGTAAGTACCGACACCGGATACTTGCACAACAAAAATGATGCACCGTTGCATCTCGATCTTGGCCCGGGTGAAGTTCTATATGCCGTGCGCGCGGGTATGCAAGACAGTCTAATTACTTTGCTCATGGTAAAAAATCAATGACCATCACAAACGGACTGGCGACTTTAGCGGAATTCAAAGCATACGCCACCGTCCGGGGCGGCACGTCTACGACCGACACCGGCGATGATGCGGTTGCCGAGGATATTATCGAACAAGTTTCGCGTTATCTCGAAGGCGAGACCGGGCGCAGGTTCTGGAAAAACAGCACGGACGAGACACGCTATTTTGAGACAAACAATTCGTACCGCTGCCATGTAGACGACCTATCCGCTGCACCCACGAGCGTGAGCGTAGACTATTCGGACGACCGCACCTATACTGCTCTTTCCACCACGACAGACTACGAGATTAATCCGCCCAATGCCTCCCTGGATGGCTGGCCATATACGCAAATTCACATCCTTCCAACCAGTTCTGCATATTTTCCTGTAACCAGGCGTGGCGTGAAGGTCGTTGGCAAATTCGGCTTCCCTGCCGTTCCTGATGATGTGAAGGGACTTTGCCTCGCGATAGCGTTCAACAACTACCAGGCCCGCTCCGGGCAGTCCAGTCCGGGAAACATCACTGTAACTGCCGCCGGAGTGGTTATCCGTCCGCAGGATGTCCCCGATTGGGGACAAAGGGTCATTGCGAAGTATAGGAAGTGTCTATGAGTACAACGATTGATTTTCTTTCTGTGACCAATTCCATCGCCGCTCTGTCAATCTCTGGCGTGACGATCAAGGATTCGGATGAGATAACAGATAGCATTGGTTTAGGTACAGCCATTCTTGCGCCCCGACCGGATGATTTTATAACCGGATTAACAATCACTCCGGCGGAATTATCGAAGCAGAACCTGGATGTGTCTTATACCTTGCATTATCAATATTATCACTGCAAAATTGCCGGGGGCCTAGGTGGGATGTTCGCAATTTATAGTGCGATGCTGGCCAAGTTGGCATTGATCATCAAGGCATTTGCGAATGACGCGACTTTGTCGGGCGCAATCGACAACGGCGCGCCGCAAATTGGCAAAATTGGGCCAGTGGTGGACGCGGCAGGAAATACTTATCACGGTTGCGAAGTTTCGATAACCATAAAGCAGTTTTTGGAGGTCTGATGGCTAAGAAAAAGAGTGAGATCACTGTAAAAATAACCGGCCCGGATTGCAGGCTGGGCGACCGGCTGATGTTGCCGGGAGAAACCGTTACCATTCCAGCGGATAGTGCAAATGAATGGATCCGGGAACAACGGGCAGTGACCATAGCTGTGGAGGTGCCAAATGGCGACTGGCCGAACGCTTAATCGCTACTCTCGCGTGTACGTGGGCGGGTACGACCTATCTGGGTATGCGCGCTCGATTGGTCCGCTGAGTTGCGTGTTCCTCGAGGGCGTAGACGACCCGCTCAGCGCAGAACTTGTGGGAACGTGGCTCGGCCAGGCGACCATCAGCCCAGGGACGCTCAACGGGATTTTCGATACTACGGCCACGACTGGTATTCACGCGCTCATGAAAGCCCCCGATGCTCTGAGAAATGTCTTAGTTGCCCAGGGGATCCGGGCGGCCCCCGCGATTGGCGATCCAGTGTTCTGCGGGCAATTCAGGCAGGACGATTACACCGTCGGCCCAGGCGAAACTCCGCTAATTGCAACAATCAAATTCGCCCCCGCTTCTGGGGACACCGGAGCTACCACGTCGGCTATAAAATACTCAAAACCTTGGGGCATCCTGCTGCATACCAACGTGGCTGCAACTGCTGCATATACCAGCACGGGCATTGACAACGGCGAGGATACACACAAGGGCGGCTACATGATGTATCAGGTAACTACAGCTGCCGGAGCTGGCTATATGACCGCCGCGATTATCGTACAAGATTCCACCGAGGAAGTAAACGGATCGTACGGCACTCTGTTATCGTCCGGGACAATCAATTGTGGTACTGGTGGAGATACCGCCGTGCCTATCAGTGGGGTAGTTGCCTTAGCCCCAACTGCAACGATCAAACAATTCGTGAGATGGCAGATAACGCTTACCACAGCAACGTCAGTGACGTTCGTTTTGGCATTCGTCAGGAACTATGTTTAGGAGATAAACCATGACAGCATCAGTAGGTAGAACCGCAGGGAAATTTTGTAAGTTTCAGATTGCTGACGGAAGTGGGTCGTCCGCCATGCGTGACATCGCTGTTAATTCATTTGGAAACGTTGGCTTCACATTCGCCGAGCAGGATGTGTCTACTCTCCAGGATGCGATTACAAGTGTTTTGGCTGGACAGAGTTCATTCAGTACAACCATTTCCGGCCCGTTTGACACGACCGGATTGACAACGGCATCGGTAACAGAGGAAGCGCCTCTCCTGTCGGGATCGCACACCGTCCTGTCGGTTCTGAATGGCGGCACTACTCCCCGTTCGTTTGGGATTTATATTGGCATTCGCGCACCCTGGGAAGATGGTGCACCCGTGTTCGGAGCGATTGGGGCTGCGTTGGTTTCGCAATACACCGTAGACCCTGCGAGTGGAACGTACACCGCAAAACTCAGTCTGGCGGGCAATCGGACAGCAGACCCGACTTGGGGTACGGCACAAATAACAGTTTCGTAAAGGAGAAATATTATGACCGCTAATGTAGGTAGAACCGCGGGGAAGTACGTAAAATTCCAGATTGCAGACCACGACAACACGCTGCGCGATATCGCAGTTAATACATTCGGCAATGTCGGCCTGACATTTGCCGAGGTGGATGTAACCGCTTTGCAGGACGCAATAACCAGTGTGCTAAATGGACAGAGTTCATTTAGCACAACCATTTCGGGGCCATTCGACACAACTGTCGAAATAGGCGCATCTACTACAGGTCTTGCCGCCGCGTTATCTGGGTCGCATCCTGTATTATCGCAACTCAACGGAGTGGTTACCCCACGTTCGTTCGGCATCTACATCGGTATACAGCGATATTGGACAACGAACGACCCTGTCTTTGGTGGTTCTGCTTGCGCGATTATTACACAATATACAGTAGACCCCGCCGCCGGGACGTATACGGCAAAGCTCTCTATTGCCGGAAACCGTTCAGCTGATCCCGCCTGGGGAACCGCACAAATAAGTGCCGCGTAAGCGGAGAAAGTTTGGAGCAATGGAATATAAACTAATAAACCCACTGAAAACGCGCCACGTCGAACCGTGGGCGGAGTATATCTTCTCCGAGAAAGTCCAAGAGCACTCGCAACCCGCCGCCTCTGCGATGGTTGTTCGTAAAGCAGCAGAGTTCGGCTGGTTCGAGGGTGAAAAGCCGGACGTGGACGAGATGGAGCCGAAGGACGTTGTAAATCTAGCAACTATGATTTATAAAGCCTACAGCGCGTCAATGGGATTTGACTCAAAAAACTTGCCGTCGCGGCAGCCGATTACGCCGAAGGCATAATCAAAGAACCGCCGCGCGAATTACGTCTGGCATTACAATCCCGAATGTGGGGCATTCTGCCCGAGGCGGGCGGGTTGTTTGACCAGCCCGCTGGATTGCTTACGAGAATGACGCTTGCATTAAATGTATTCGATGCCTGCCGGAGCGCGGCAAGGGCGCCGGACTGGTCAAAATGGGCAGAGGATAATCCAAACGCCGCTGAGATATACACCTGGGCCATGAGGTTACGCGATGCAGACTGATCCGATCCAAATACCAGTTGAAGTCATCGAAAGCAATGCCGCCGCGTTGAAGGAAATACAGGCGAAGCTTGGTGGTATTAGAACAACTGTCGCGGAGATGGCCGAACAACAAAAAACGTTGGGACAACAGTTCAAACAGTCCTGGACGGAGATCAATTCGGCTATCGGCGTGGCGAAACAGGCATATCGATTACTCAAAAGCGCGGTTGATGAAACCGTTGGCGTATTTGTCACCTATGCTGGGCAGGTGCGCGAGATTTCGCAAGTGACGGGGCAACAAGCCGAGGAAGTCTCTCGACTAATTCAAGTTACTGATGATTATAAGATCAGAACCGAATCACTTAATACCGTCATGCGCAAAATGGCGACCGAGGAGATGCCGCTCACGATTGAATCTCTAGCGCAATTATCCGACGAATATTTACAACTTGGAAGTGGCGTCGAGCGCCAAATATTTCTTACTGAAAAGTTTGGTCGTCAGGGAGTAGACTTTGCAGAGATCATGCTGGCGGGCGGGGCCGCGATTCGGGCCAAATCAGCCGCGATCCAGGACGGACTTATTCTCGACCAAAAGGCGTTGGACCAGGCGCGTGATTACGAGATAAAACTTGACGATCTAACCGATTCGGTAAATGCCCTAAAGATTGCTGCGGGAAAAGAAGCGATTC